AAGAACTGGTCGGTCAAATCAATCTGACCATTCCAGTTCATGCTAGTCAACTTCTTCTTCGAGATGTTCTTACCAGCAAACTCTTTTGGCGGTGGGCCAACAGAGATCGACTTAAAGGCATCTGCACCACACAAGAATGCAACTTCAGTGGAGCCAATAGCGGCACTTGATCCAGATATTTTTGTGTAGTTTGGATTTGGAACAACCTTGTTGTTTGTAACTGCTTGAGGTTGAACCCATACACCGCCGTCAGCAAAGCGCAACGGAAATGGATCAAACTTAACTGTGATCTTACCCCACAAATCACCAGCAAAACCATCATTGATGAGGTTCATGTTAGCGGGTGCAAGACGGCGACCACCAGTTCCAGCCAAGTCAGCATCCCACATGAGTGATGCCCATGCTTCAGTAGAACAAACAAGGACGTATTTGCCCTTAATCATTTCTGAAGTTTTTGGTGTGCCATACTGACGATCAAACGTAGGTGCTTGAACATCTTCCTGCAAAACCAGCATGGCTTTGTAAAGGTCTTTCAATGTAAGTGCGCCAGCAACGTTTGCCGCTGTTGCCCCTACTGATAGGGCTTCCCTGTACTTAGTGCCGCCACCCAAGTCAACAACTGAGCTTGATGCAGCCGTAGTATCAATGTCTCCATCAATTTTACGAATCTCATCTTGAGATATTGCCGCTTTCACACATGAATCCTCAAGCGTTAAGGCACTTGACAGCTTACCAGTGCCATTACTGTCATGTCCGCAAACAAAAACATCAGGAGTCTGATACCACATTAAAGTGCGGACAAACTGATTATTTGCAAGTTGGATTTGACGAACAATGTCCTTATGAGCATAAGATAACTGGTCACGCCAGAAAGCCTCAAAACTGTTAAGGAACCGAAACCGCGTACTCTCATACCTGTGGTAAGAAAGCTTTGCAGATTCATTCCGCTCACCTGTTTTAAAGATGTCTTTTCGCGGTGCTTCAGACAGTAGGTTCGGCGCAAATGTCGAACGCTGCACTGGACTTGGTGATGGAGTTAGCCCTTCAAGGGTACTCCCCATATTAGGCTGCCACTTAATCGAGCCGTATAGAGTGTCATAGACATTCCAACGGGGAAAAAGGGCAACCTCGTTTTTAACTAGGTAGAAATCCAACTTATTAAAGTTGTTGGACGCTGCCGTTGTAGCCATCGCTGTTGCGAAGGTACTCGTAGGATCAACTGCTCCTATTGCCATAATATTTTAATATATTTAATTTTACACACAAGTTGTGATGCCCTTCACACGAGTAGCGTGGTATGCCCTTACCAACAGAAGCAACTGGATTAGAGCAAGAACTCTGCCAACTTACGAGATAAATTCGTCTGTAAAATCATCCATTGTAAACATCTCGTCATCGTCAGCTTTAGACGCCTTAGATGTTGGCTCACCTCGCAGCATATCTTTCTTGTTTCTAGTCTGTTTCTTAACCTTTTCGGTTAATTCCAGTTGTTGCTTGGCCATGATCTGATTGTTTATCCAGAGGTTTGTAGCCAACTCAGACATTGGATGATTTGCAAAAACTTTAGGTAAAACGTCAATAAATGTCTTACGCATCTTGTTAATCGAAGTCTTGCCAAAATTAGGTATGTCTATTGTTTTCTTACCCATCTCCTTGTCCTCCAACCACTTAAACTGTTTTCGTTGCTCTTCTTCAAGCATCTGAACAGAATCTTTATAACTAGTTGCGTGGTTCTGTTGTATTGATTGAGCACGTTGGCTGAATGATTTACTCATGGTTTGTGCCTCAGTCAGCGCAGCTTGTACGTCAATCTCGGATTCTGCCGTAGGCTGAAACTCATCACGACCATGCACTATCTTACCAGTTTTGTCATATCCTTCAACAGAACGCCAATTTTCACCGTTACGAATAGCGACGAGTTGCTTACGCCAATGCGCTTTTTCTTGTGATGCCTTATCATAATCCGTCACAAGTTGTTGATACTCTGGATTAAGCGAGTAGGCTTCGGGGTGTGATAGGAGGTCTTGTGTTTCTTCTGCTGTAGATTTACCAGCCTTTAATGCCTGTAGTTTCTTTGTAAAATGATCATAAGCGGAGTTAGACATTTGTTTGGCATATTGCTTATCCTCATCATCGAAACCTTCATATGTGCGGCCTTTTGGCTCGTCCTCACTATCCTCTTCTTTCAAGGGATCACCGAGAACATCCTCAGTAGTCAGTTCTTCTTCATCCTCTTTCTTATCCTCTTCAGTTGCCTCTTCTGGCTTTTTTTCTGACTCTTCAGACTCTTCTGCTGATGCTTCGGTCTCAACTGGTTCCTCATCGGTTTCTTCGGGTTTCTCTTCAACTTCCTCAGTTTCTTCAACTGCCTTTATTGTATCTAGCTCATCAGCCTCAAGTTGATCGCCAACGTCTATCGTACCAAAGTCAAACTCTTGCTCGATGGCTTCCGTTGTTTTTGTATCGGTCTTTGTCATATATTATATGTATTATTTCGTCTAATGTTTTTATTTGAATTGCCACTGTGCGAACATCACTATCTGCAACCGTTCGTTTTGTGGCGAGATAACTAACATCTTTAACTAGGCGTTCCCGCTCCTGCCTGAGGAGGTTGAGGAACACCTTGGTTGTTGGGTTGTCCACCCATTGCCCCCATGCTTGCTCCTCCAGAGCCACCTTGGTCGCCTCCTGCAAGCTGCTGGACTTGCTGTTGTATTTGTTGTATTTGCTGTGCATACGGTTGTGCTTCTTCAGTTAGCTGTCCAGTTTGTGGATCTACTACTAGACTTTGTACAATTGACGATAACTGCTGTAGCAACTGTGTCTTAGTTGTGTCTTGTTTTAGCTGATCCAGATATTTAGGAGATTCGTCAGGAAATAACATAGTTAACATATCCTCCATGTAAATCATGGCCAATGCACTATGCTGTTGAATGACCGGCCAAACCTGTAACATCTTCTGCGCTTTTTCTTGTCTCTCAACAACATCGGTATCACCCGCTGGCTTGATGTTGTATTCGTGATCAATAAAATAATGTAAGGGGATTGTGGGTTCTAAAAGACCATCAATTACCCTAGACTTGTAGATTTCCCAGCAATGCTCGTAAATCTTCTTAATCGAGATGCTAAACAAGGAAACCTGCGTTGCTGACAAGAGTTGTGCTTCTGCTGATGCCGTCTGAATCTCAGTAGCTGTCTTACGGCTGTCTTGACGATTCATTGCAGCATAGTTCATTTGCGACTGCTCTTGTGAGTTTTGCGTCACAAGCGTTTGGATAGCTGAAAGCATCCCTGCATTGGGTGGTGATAGCTGGAACTGTTTTACGTTCGCATCAATCAATGCTCCCGGCACAAACTGTACGCTGGTCTGCTCGTTGCTTTGGTTGGGATCATCTGCATCCTTAGAGAAGTAAAAGTTTGATGCACGACGATGTGCTGTCACAAACGATGACATCAAAGAACTTACAGCCTCTTGTGTGTGCTTGTCCAAGTAAGCACGGCCCACACAGTTCTTAATCGTCATATCTTCAGCTATCATATAATGAAATATAACATAAGGATAATCTGTCTCATAAACCTCTTCGCCAACTTCTCGGCGGCCCAAGAACAGCGGGCGTGGCTTGCGTAACCATTCGTTGCATTTGGTTACGCAAGACCACCCCACTTGCACTATCCCATTGCTTCGGAACATAACCTTCTCCACCTTGAATAAGGATTCAGTCTGCTCATCAACAGGGTCTTGCCCTACAAGTGACTCGACTTCTGCTGCACTAAACTCGCGGGTTTTTGTCATGTCTATTAGCTGTTCGCGAGTAAAGTAATGTCGATGCACCAACATACTACAAGCTTGTATGTCGCGTGTGTCATCTGGAAATGCAAAGTCTTCGTAATTTACAGCTTCAATAGCAAAATGTCCCGGCTTTGTATCATCGAACTGAATCTCAGCAGCGCAATATCCGTGAAGCTGCATACAGTCTATTGTACGAAAGAGTGGAATTTGCCAGCCATCATATCGACAGCGTTCTGTAAAATCACGCTCAAGTGGCCCTGTGTTAAACGCAGGATTTGTTGAACTAGAAAAGATCGCAGTGCGCCGTGAGTTGACTATGTACGAAACATACTTGGCTTGTTCACGACGAATGTTGCTGTCGATTATGTGCGTGGGTATGTAGATTTCGTCTGGAGCCAAGTAGCCGTCACGCCGCTCCAAATCTAAGTCCACATTTAAACGTCGCTGCTGCCTTTGATCCTGCGCTGTAATGTGTTGATTGTCGCAGATGTCAGCTAACCTATTTATGTTAGTTGCCGCGTCCTGATAATTCTTGTAGTTGTTGTATTTCATCTTGTAACCAATTGTTTGTTCTTACGTTAAAACCTTTACCAAAAGTGACTCGTGGTTTATTCAACCTAAACTGTTTATGCTCATGTTTCTTAACCTTGTTAATGGCTAATTTCTTCGGCTTCCTACCTCGATAGTCAGCAAAAGCCAACACAAAAGCATCAGCCCTATCCGGCGAAACATGACCTTTTGACCGTGCCTGTTTCTTGCTTTCAAGCTGAAGTTTGTTTTGTGGTGTGACTACATAATAACGAGACGCCAATTGTTTGCGTAGTTTGGTTTCACGCGGAACCATAATGTCACCATACTCAATAAGCTTGGCTACACTAAACCAAAGTTCAGCACCACGATTTAAATAAGCTAGACTATTGTACGGCTTGGCTTGGTTTAAGACGTATTTAATATCCCAGTTAATTCTTAGTTGATCTAAGATAGGTTTACCCAAACCACCAGCATCACCGTAAATTACCTCTAGCTTATATTTTTTAAACAGAAATTCTAGGTGATCTACTAAGGCAACTGTGTCCCTGAAGTTGAACGCTTCAACAGCTAACGTTTTGTTTCCATTCCGAACCACAAGAACCTGTTCGTCACCACCCGCTGACAAATCAAGACCAGCCGTGTTAGTCTTTTCTTCAACGTGTTCAATCTCCATCTTGTCTAGCTCAACAAGCTTTTGATGGTTGATGACCACTTGCTCATCCATGCCACCAAACTCAGCCATAATCATGGACTTGTAGAGAGCAGAGGTTTCGCCGTAAGATTCCTTAATTTCTGAAATGTATTCTGCGGAAAGATGTGGACAATCGAAAGCAGTTACATGATACTGTTTCCAGTTGCCGCCCGTGCATACGTTATAGAAATGCCCTGAAGGCGGGCCGGGACTAGACACATCTACACGCTTTGTAAATCCCGTACAACGGGCTAAGGCTGTAAAGATGTCATCTGGTACTGACTTTGCCTCCGAGACAAATATAGCTAACTCACCATTCTGTACAACAGGATGCCAACCCTCTGCCCTTCCCGGCTCATCCGTCACAAACAACTCAATCGTTGAGTTATTTAATATGTTGGTATAATGACGATAGTTCATTTTCCAGACAGTTACACCAAACAATTTGTTGATGGCGGTCATCAACTGTCGAATGTACTTATCTGTCTGACGGTCAAGCTGATTGCCCGAAGCTGTTGTCACTAACGAGACTGCGTTGGAGGAGGTCATTCCTGTCCACAAAGCGCAGGGGGCGATAATGAACTGATCTTTGCCTGAACCATTGGCTGCCCGCACGGCTGCCTTGAATGGGTGCGATGCCGGTGATGGCTTGCCGTAATCCTCTAGGATT